GACTGCTTCAACGGAATGCGAAATCGGACTATCCAGCAACACGTTCGTATTTGGATTGCGAAATTCCAAAGGCTCTCAAGGTTTTTCAAATGGGCGGCAATAAGGAGACCTTAATACCTTGTGCGACAGGGAAGCACCCTAGCGCACCTTGCGGAGGATACGCCAGGTCGCCCTGGACCATGATGCATGACGTCTTGTCAGGACAAATGCCTGGAGCCATGCCTTGCGAGGCCTCGGTGTAGGTTCGGGTCAGGTCCTGGGGGTCCAGACACCACCCTCCGTTCGGGCAGAACCACTTGGCCAAGTAAGGGGACGTGTTGAAACTCAGGTAGGGGCTGTCGCAATCCGTCTGGTTTACACAGGTGTTATTAATGCACTTTTTCCGAAACAAAGCGTTGCAATAAACGTTTTTACACGTGCCCGAGGGAGTGCAAGAGTCGCAACCCGAGCAAGTCGACTTGCACGTGCTGGTCGCGGAATCACACTCTTGGCAAAGAGTGATGTCACAAAACTGAGACGTCCCACAGCATTGCGCGTTGAGTACTCCGGAAGGCCCGCACATGGCAAAGTTGGGACAGTACTTGCTGTTGGCCAAGGGGCAACTGCAACACAGGCAGTCGTCCAAGGTAGCGTACGCAGTGGATTCGGTGGGACCAGTCACGGTGCACTTGCCATTGGAGCACGCGTTTTGAACTGGGGCATCTGAAGTGTCTTGACAAGTGCACGTGTTGGTGGCCGTGTTATAAATGTAGGCTTTGCCTGACCCACACGGAGCCGGAGGAGGTGGTGGCGGAGGTGGCGGCGGAGGCGGCGGAGGAGGCACGCTGCATTGAGTCTGGCACTTGGTGTACTCGGAATAAGTATCAGGGTGTCCCGGAATCGTCACAAAACAAGTTTCCGGGCCGCCAAACTGTGAACACGAGGAACAGGCTGTCCCGGCACACGTGCCATCGATGCAGGTGAAACATTGTTGGGCCGTGCAGGCGTTCGACATGGGACACGTGCCGGTGCTACACTGGGTCACTCCATCGGGGCACAAAAAGGACTCGGAGGTCCGTTCCTTGGCGAGTTCACACGTTCCTGTGCTCACGGGCGTGTTGTTCCACGTCGTGCAATTGAACCAGGGCTGCGGGCCGAAACAAGTGGCCAAACACTTTTTTTGAGCCTCGGGGTCCGTGTCGGGGAAGGGACTCTTGGTCGAACTCCTGAGACAGATCCCGCTGTCCTTTTGACAGGTCCAGTATTGAGCCTCGGGAGGCACCGGCACTTGGCAGTTGCTCAAGCAATCGCTTTGGTTCATGTAACCACTGCTGGACCACGCACCCTGTAAGCAAGCGCCCGTGCTCGAGTTACAGGTCCAAGTGCCCCCCGTGCCTCCACTGGAACTTTTGGGTTTCAACAGAAAGAACCCAAGGACCACGATAAAAAGCAGCGCAAGTGTAAAGAGCAAAGTCTGGTTCATGTTCTTGTTTTTGTTTTGGAGACGAGGAGGCTGCCCCGGTTTTTATTTCTTTTTTCGGGGTGTCGGAAAATGCGTTACAAAGGCCACTTTGTCTTGGTACGACCGGTCCCTGAAATGTGAAGTTGTTGTGCCCGATGCACCGCGAAAGGTCCGGTCTCAGGCACGTGTCGCACATTTGGATCTTTGAACCCCATAAGAATGATCCGTCGTGGCTATTTGCGAATTGCTACCTTTCGGCCAATTGGTTCAGGTTCCATAGTTTCATCATTCGAATGACTAGTTGTTGTATGGGGATTGCGAATTACAATACGCATTGGTATCTTCAAATTGGGAGGTGCTGCCACCAATATTCATATCGTCCATACTTTGGTTTTGTTGCCAATGCCCATTAACACAGTAAAAGTGATAGGGAGGAACTTTCCCGACAAAATAACACTGCTCATTGCAACCAGTAAAACAATTGCCACTGCATCCGGACTTCCAGAAATTATCATTTCCATTGTATCCACACTCGCCGTCGTCATGTGCAGAGCAATGAGCAAACGCGTCGCCGTCGCAGCAACTCCAGGCCAGGTTGAAGTTTCCTTTAGCATAGCAACCAGGCCGGTTAATGTTTCCCAAGCCGCGCTCAAATCCCGGTTCACAGGTGGCCCAAGTTTCCAAACATTTCTCTAAAGTAGCAAAATGATCTCCCGGAGGCGGGTTCGGGCCTACATACTCTTGGCATGTTTGATTTCCTTGGGCATCTGTGACGCCCAAGATCACGGGGGTGAAACACTGATAATGCGTCATGTATATACTGTGTAAATCATCCTTGACACAACCCCCGACCTGATACTGTTGAGTTCCTGGAACACAGGACAATCCACAAATCGTGTCGAGGCTATGGTCTTGACAGTGACAGTAGTGATCGCTGCTTTGGGCACATGTGTCAGGCTGCTGCGAAGGACTCGTGCAATACGAATCCCAACTCACCGCGAGTTGCAGATTTGTCAGTAGGTCCGCATCTCGCGGCGGCCCCAAGTACCGAGTTTGCGACATTTTTCGGGTGCTTTTATTTTGGTTGTTCCTACTTTTATTTTCAAAGTTATCAAAGGAAAGGGCGCGAAAACTGAAGATCCGCGTTTTCGCGGCTCGACCGCCGGACCAGAGTTGCTCCTTTCGGAAGCACGCAACAATTAAAATCCCTTTGGGTTCCGTCTGCACATTGCATGCCGGGACTAATGTTGAAGGCACCGACTGCGGGGCATCCGGATTTGTCCAAACATTGCACATAACCGCTAGGCGTGCACTGATAACTCAAATAAGAAGCCGAGGCCACGTCAGTAGGGCCACCTGGTGTTTGGGCGCAATTATAGCCACCCGCGACCCAGGAGTCCCACCAATTGTTCACGCCACACGCCAAGTCACTATCAAACCCACAAATATTGTACGGATCTTTAAAATCATCGTTTTTGACACACCTGTAAGGGTCACGATAACATCTTGAAGTTCCGTCGGGCATTGTATACAAATGGAATCCTTGGGAAGGGCACACGGTGCAGTTCTTGTTACAGTCGTCTTCATTGGTATACGTTCCCGTGGGACTTGGCTGGCATTTACCGGAACCCACGTCACATTCAAAAAAACTGGGAATACACTGATATCCTTGAAGGGTCCAGCCTTGCCAGTCGGGATGACTTAGACACGGACCCGCCTTTTGAGGACTCAAACCTGGTAAGCAGGGCATGGCGCCAGACCAATCGTCGCATCGAACGGTTCCATCACCATTGGGCACATTGCAGGAGTCCATTGACCCAGAACATGGTTGAGAACCTGGAGGGCTTACAATAAACTGAATATTGCTGAGTTTCAAATTGTCCCCGGGTTGAGTCAAGTAGTACTGGTCGCACTGATGACAACCCGGCGCAAAACTGAACTTATCCACTCCGATCGCGTCCGTCATCGATCCCGAACTCATAAACACACTGGCGGCTTCACAGGTCCCATTGTTACAAAAGAAACCGGGATCGCACGGGGGATTACAGGTTCCGGTCTTGGGTCCATATCCATTGAGGAAACATTGTTGCGCCACGTCTCCTTGCGGACTCAGGGGACACGTGCTTTGGTCCTTGTCATAAGGCTGAAGCACCATGGAAAGCATCGTTCCTAGGTCATAAGGAGGAAAAGAACTAGGGACTTCATTTTTCGGGAACTTGGAACAGTCAACCCCAGGGGCACACGTTGCAAGACACGAGGGACAGACATTCATGACTGTTTTTGTTTTTGTTCTTTTCGATCGAGGTTTAAAATATGCGTCTCATTCCCAGGCAGAGGTTTTTTGAGTCTCACCTCGTCGAACGACTCCATTGTCTTTTCCAATTTCTCTGTTCAAATAAAAATCCGTCTGCGGGTTTTTGATCTCCTCTTTGAACAGTTAGTAAAATGAACAGTTGCATAGGTGCCACCAGTCCTGCTGCCTTAACCCAGTTGGTCGCCTTGGGCGCTGCCGACGTGTACCTGACCAAGTGTCCGACGGTGACCTTTTTCCGTTTTCGGTACAACAAGTACACGAACTTTGCGATGGAGTCAATTGAGCAGACTTTCAACACCCAGGTTTCGTTTGGTGGGGACTGTCAGATGACTTTGAACCGAAACGGGGACCTGATTTATTTCCAGTACGTGGTCATCGACTTGCCAGGCATAACGTGCTGTCAACCTCAGGTGGCGGTTTGCGGCATTGGCGGCAACCAGTTCCCTTGTTGCGACCCATGTGACCCGTGTGGCGACGGTCCGGCCCCTCAATGTGTGTGCCCCGGGACAATTATCAGTAGCCCTCAGGAAGAGGACGAGGAATTTGGGACCGTGGACGATGTGGACCTGTGTACTGGTCTCGAACGGCCCTGGTGTCACTATGTGAACGCCATTGGGCAGTTTTTGGTCAAGAAGGCGTGTTTGGTGATTGGTGGTCAGATGAACGACAATTTGTACAATGATTTTTTGTTCATGTGGGAAGAACTCACGGGCCAGCCTGGCAAACGGTTGACCGAGATGGTAGGCAAGCGGTTTACTCGGGCTCAATTGGTGGCCGATTCGCAAGAGGACCGACGTCTGTACGTACCTTTGCCGTGGTGGTTTACGTACACGTCCGGTAATGCACTGGCTCTGGTTTCCTTGCAATTTCACGGGGTCCAGATCTTTGTGTGTTTCGAGGAACTGCGTCGGTGTGTACAGGTCTCTGACTGCGACGTTCTCGTGGTCAAGTGCCGCGACTGCCAGCCCCTGAATTCCAACGATCTCCAGGCACGTCTCGAGACGGTGTACATTTACTTGGACATTGAGGAAAGAGACCGGTTCGCCGCGGGATCCTTTGAGCAACTCATCCAGCAGCACCAGGTCTTCCAGGCCACCTTCAAGAGTTGCCAGATCCGTATGCAACTCAATTTCAACCACCCAGTCATCGAACTCATCTGGGCAGTCCGTCGCAAGTGCCAGGAACTCTGCAACAACCATTTCAATTACTCGGGCAAGTGGGGCAAGGATCCCATCAAGTATGTCCATTTGCGTCTCAATAACCAGTCCCGGTTCAGTGGGCGCGAGGGACGCTATTTCCGCTTGGTCCAGCCGTGGCAATTCCACACCGACATTCCAGACTCGTTCGTCTACTGTTACTCGTTCGCGCTTCACCCAGAAGAGGTCCAGCCTTCTGGTAGCGCCAACTTTTCGCGACTTGATGTCGTCGAACTCCTCTTCGATCTCCAAGACGGATTGTCCGACGAAGAAGTCGCGGTCGTGGTTTTCGCGGTCAGTTGGCAAGTATTCCGCTATCGCGCTGGGCTTGGTGGCGTGGCCTTCGGTAACTAAACGGTGTAAAGACTGCTTCTGAGATCACAAACACGCCATGGAACTGAAAGGAGGTGCCAATAAAGAATGATGTGTATTTAACGAAATTTGCCTGCTTATTATCATCTAGACAGCCACAGAAAAGCAGCGGTCCAAAAGGAGAAAAGATCCGGCACCCGGAGCCCAAATAACCATGAAAATCGTGGCTTTGAGTGGGAAAAGAGGCCATGGCAAAAGCACTCTGGCTCACTATCTCATTGAGCATCACGGATTTCAGGAATTTTGCTTTGCAAATCCACTGAAAAAGGCCGTGGCCGAGATCTTTGGGTTCAGCGACTATCAACTCTACGATCCTCAGGGCAAGGAAACCATTGATCCGTTCTGGGGTGTCACGCCTCGTGAAGTGCTGCAAGTGTGTGGAACAGAGTTGTTTCGGGATCGACTGCCCCAGAGTTTGCCGACCACGGAAAATCTTTGGATCAAGGCTCTTTTTCGCAAGTTGCAAGATTTGGAAGACGAGGCCAGGGTTGTCGTCTCCGACTGTCGCTTTCCCGATGAATGGAAGTTTATGCGGGCACTTGGAGCCAAGATGGTGCGTGTCGTGCGGCCACGGTTGGTCGCGGACGAAGCGTTGGCTCACCATCCGAGTGAAACCGCGCTCGACAACCTGGACCTTTACACGCCTGACGAAGTTTTTGTCAACGATGGGACAAGTGAAGAACTGGTGCAAAAGTTCAGTGTTCGGGTGCAACACTGGATCCAACCGCACATATGAGCCACCACCACCCAGACCACTCCCCCCAAAAAACTTGACTGCTTTCGTGCTCCTAGTAAACATTCTGGACTGTGACTGTTTTAGCCTCGATAATTGGAAAAGAATTCAAGTTTTTTGCGAGGGCGAGTTTGCGGATCGTCCAAAATCCAAACTCAAAGCACCAAACTTGCAAAAAAACCCTAGTCCTGGGAACGTGTCGTCTATGTATGGTCCTTAAGCAATCATAAAACGACTGGTCCAGAATCGTTATGTTTTGAATGTCTGGTACTGTGAAGCAGTCTCGAAAAAGGATTGAGAAACATAACGATTTG